GACCCCGATTGACACGCAGAATGTCTCGTGCTTTACATTCCGTCGACAGCATAGGAGCGCCCGGAGGGAACACCCTGCCGGGCGCCTGCATTTCCAGAACATCGGAGCGCGTCGTGACGGACAAGGGCAAAGCAGGGCAATTTCCCGACTATAAAACGCTCGCCGTCGCCGATCTGATCCCCTACGCCCGGAACAGCCGCACTCACAGCGACGCCCAGGTGGCCAAGATCGCCGCATCGATTCGCGAGTTCGGGTTCCTGAACCCGATCATCGTGGATGGTTCGAATGGCATCGTGGCTGGCCACGGGCGGGTGCTCGCGGCGCAAAAGCTGGGCCTGACCACGCTGCCCGTCATCGAGGCGTCGCACCTCACCGAGGCGCAGAAGCGGGCCTACGTCATCGCGGACAACCGCTTGGCACTGGACGCTGGGTGGGATAACGACCTGCTCAAGATTGAATTGCAGGACTTGAATGCAGACGGCTTCGACCTGACGCTGACGGGCTTTAGCCTGGACGAGATCGGCGCATTTCTTGCTGACGATCCGACCGAGGGGCTTACCGACCCGGACGCGGTGCCGGATGCGCCGGAGGTTCCGGTCACCGCGCCAGGCGACGTCTGGCTGATGGGAGCGCACTTCGAATGCAGCGAGTGCAAGAAGCAGTTCAGCTATGCCGAGGGCCTGCCCTTCGCAGAAGACGGGTGTCCCTGTGGCAAGGCTTAAGCTGAAGGTTCGCCACAGGCTGATGTGCGGGGACTCGACGAGCGTCGAAGCTATCGACACCCTGATGGATGGCCAGCGCGCAGACCTGTGCTTCACCTCGCCGCCATATGCGCAGCAGCGTGACTACGGCGCTGCCAAGGAGAAGGTCGGAGATTGGGACTCGCTCATGCAGGGCGTGTTCGCATGCATCCCCACCAAGGACGGGGCTCAAGTGCTGGTCAACCTCGGGCTGGTGCATCGCGACAGCGAATGGCAGCCATATTGGGACAACTGGGTCGCGTGGATGCGGGATTCGGGGTGGCGCCGCTTCGGCTGGTATGTCTGGGACCAGGGGCCCGGCCTGCCCGGCGACTGGAACGGCCGCCTGGCTCCATCGCACGAGTTCATTTTCCACTTCAACAGAGAGTCGCGCAGGGCTAACAAGACTGTTGAGAGCAAGCATGGCGGTCAAGTTATAGGTGGCGGCGGGCTGCGCGGGAAAGACGGCGTTGTGCGGCAGAAAACGGGCACCGGCCGGAAGTCTGGAACGCACCGCATCCCAGACAGTGTTTTCCGTGTGATGCGCCACAAGGGCAAGGTCGACGGCGGGAAGCATCCCGCAGTTTTCCCCGTCGCGCTGGTGGAGTCCGTTATCGACGCATATGCCAAGTCCGGCGATTTCCTGTTCGAGCCCTTCACTGGCTCCGGGACGCAGATCATCGCGGCTGAGAAGACCGCCACAAACTGTTACGGGATGGAACTGGATCCGGCTTATTGCGACGTCGCTGTGCGGCGCTGGCAGAACTTCACCGGCCAGACCGCCACGCTGGAAGGCGATGGCCGCACCTTCGCGGAGATTGAGGCGGAGAGGGCCAATGTCCGAGCAGGCTGAACATCGGGGCGGGATGCCGCCGCACCAGCCGACCTCCGAGGGGCGCGAACTGGTGAAGCTGCACGCCATTGTCGGAACGCGGCAAGAGGTGATCGCAGGCCTGCTGGGGATCGATGAGAAGACCTTGCGCAAGTATTACCGCAAGGAACTGGATCATTCGAAGGCCCAGGCCAACGCTGTGATCGGAGGGGCCTTGTTTAACAAGGCCAAGGCTGGCGACACAGCGGCTCAAATCTTCTGGATGAAAACCCAAGCCGGGTGGAAAGAGACAACCGTCTCCGAGGTGGTTGGCGCCGGCGGCGGCCCGGTCATGCTGGACGCGACCAAGCTTTCGCCCGAGGTGATGCGGGAACTTCTGGCGGCATCGGAGGCGGCACGCGATGTCACTCCTGACGCTGACGAGGGCTGACCTCCAAGCCATCGAGCGGGAGTTGTGCAGCAGGTCGCTGGCAGACTTCGCAAAAAGGGCGTGGCGCGTTCTCGAGCCAGCCACCCCGCTCAAATGGGGCTGGGCGCTTGATGCGATCTGCCTGCACCTGGAGGAGGTGACGGATGGGCGCATACCGCGCCTGCTGATGAACGTCCCGCCTGGCATGATGAAGTCGCTGTTGACCGGCGTGATCTGGCCGGCGTGGGAATGGGGGCCAAAGGGTAAGCCTGAGACGCGGTTTCTCGGCACGTCGCACAAGGAGGCACTGGCTGTCCGGGACAGCATGAAATGCCGCCGCCTGATCCAGTCGGAGTGGTACCAGACGCTCTGGCCCACCAGGCTCACAAGCGACCAGAACGCGAAGACCAAGTTCGAGAACGATGCCACCGGGTTTCGGGAGGCGATGGCCTTCACCTCGATGACCGGCTCGCGCGGCGACAGGGTGATCCTGGACGACCCGCTATCGGCCGATGACGCGAACTCGGACGCCGCGCTGGAAAAGGCCGACCTTTCGTTCACCGAGGCCCTGCCCAGCCGCGTGAACAACGAGGCCTCGGCTATCGTCGTGATCATGCAGCGGCTGCACCAGCGGGACACGTCGGGGATCATCCTCGACCGCAAGATGCCGTATGTGCACCTCTGCCTGCCGATGCGGTTCGAAGCCGATCGTCGTTGCGTGACGCCGATTTTCACAGACCCGCGAACCTACGACGGAGAACTGCTGTTCCCGGAGCGGTTCGGCGAGGCGCAGGTCGCGGACCTTGAGAAGACGCTGATGGCTTACGCCACCGCCGGCCAGTTGCAGCAGCGTCCCACGCCCCGCGGCGGCGGGATGATCAAGCGGCAGTGGTTGCCGATCGTCAAAGCCATCCCGGCCGGATGCCGCTGGGTCAGGGCGTGGGACCTGGCCGCGACCGCAACCGATCAGGCGGCATGGACCGCTGGCGTGAAGATGGGCAAGACGCCCGACGGCCGGTACATCATCGCGGACGTTCGCCGGATTCAGGGCAGCGCGAACGACGTGGAGCAACTGCTAAGGTCGACGGCGTCACAGGACGGAACCGAAGTGCGCGGGTCGATCCCGCAGGATCCCGGTCAGGCCGGCAAGGCGCAGGTCCAGTACCTGATCAAGCAGCTTGCAGGTTTTGCCTACACGGCATCACCGGAAAGCGGAGACAAGGCGACCCGGGCCGAGCCATTGGCCGCCCAGGCCGAAGCAGGAAACGTGATGCTGCTCGAGGGCGAGTGGAATCAGGCCTTCATCGAGGAGGCCGAAACCTTCCCGCGAGGGAAGTTCAAGGACCAGGTGGACGCCGCAAGCCGGGCGTTCGCGGAACTGGTGAGCGGCTCTAACTACACCCTCGCCAACGTCTAGGAGGCGGAATGTCAAAGCCACGCTATCGCCTCAAGGCGGATGGCTCCGTTCTCCGCATGGGGGACAGCCTGCAGAACCTGACGGCCGGCCTCGGCACATCCCGAGACAAGGCCGCGCTCTCGGTCTACGTCGACACCTACATGTCCGATGCGGAACTGGTCGCGGCCTACCGCAGTTCATGGCTGGCGCGGAAGATCGTGGATATTCCGGCCTTTGACGCCTGCCGCAAGTGGCGCGCATGGCAGGCCGAGGCCGCGCAGATCACCCTGATCGAGGAGGAAGAGAACCGGCTCGACCTTCGGCGCAAGGTGCTGCAAGCGAAGATCGCGGCCCGGCTGTTCGGTGGTGCCGCGCTGCTGATCGGCACCGGCGAGCGCGATGTGACCCAGCCGCTTGACCCGGAGCGGATCAAGAAGGGCGGCATCCGGTACGTGACCTTCCTGCACAAGCGGCACCTCGCCCCTGGCGAGATCGACACAGACCCGGAGTCGCCGCAGTTCGATCAGCCGCGCAACTGGCAACTGGTCACGCCGACCAAGAACCAGCCGGTCATCCACCCGAGCCGGCTTGTCCGCTTCATCGGGACCGAGCAGCCTGACCGGGGCCTCTCGAACCAGAACCCGGGCTGGGGCGACCCCGTGCTGCAGGGCGTCCTCGATGCAGTGCGCAACATGGACGCGACAGCGGGCAACATCGCCTCGCTGGTGTTCGAGGCGAAGGTCGACACGATCGGCGTGCCCAACTTCATGATGAATGTGGGGAGCGCGGAGTACCGGCAGAAGATCATCGAGCGGTTCCAGCTTGCCGAGATGGGCAAGGGCATCAACGGCACCCTGATGCACGACACCGAGGAGACCTTGGGACAGAAGTCGGCAAGCTTTGCCTCGCTGCCTGACGTGTTGGACCGGTTCATGCAACTCGCGTCAGGCGCGGCCGATATTCCGATGACCCGCCTGCTCGGCCAGTCGCCGGCAGGGATGAACGCCACCGGCGACGGCGACATGCGGAACTACTATGACCGCATCGAGGCCATGCAGACGCTCGAGGTCGGCCCGGCGATGGATATCCTGGACGAGTGCCTGCTGCGCTCCGCGCTTGGCTCGCGGCCCGACGAGGTGCACTACACCTGGAATACGCTCTGGCAGATGACCGCCAAGGAGAAGGCGGAAATCGGCAAGATTCAGGCCGACATGGTCAAGGTGCTGCGCGACACGCAGTTGATCCCTGACGAGCCACTCGGTGAGGCGGCGGTTAACGCCATCACGGAGTCGGGCGCGATGCCGGGCCTCGAGGGGGCTGTGAACTCCTTCTACGAGGAGCATCCCGAAGGCGAGGATGGCGACGATGGGCTGGATCCTGACGGCACTGGCAATGGTTCGGAACCTGATCCTGATGCGGCAACAGAACCGGGCGCGGAGCCTCGGCCGAAGGCCTCCCCGGTAACGGACGCCGCGCCGCGGACGCTCTACATCAGCCGCAAGGTAGTGAACGGTAATGAAATCCTCACCTGGGCCAAGGAGCAGGGCTTCACCCAGACAGTGCCGGCCGACGAGTTGCACGTTACGATCGCCTACAGCCGCACGCCGCTGGACTGGATGAAGCTTGGCGAGCCATGGGAATCTGAAATGGAGATCGCCGCCGGCGGGCCTCGCCTTATGGACCGGTTCGGGTCAGCCGGTGACGCAACGGTGCTTCTGTTCAACAAGTCCTCGCTGACCTGGCGCAACGAGGAAGTCACCAGGGCTGGCGGCTCGTGGGACCATGCCGAGTACCAGCCGCACATCACCATCGCCTACGGCGAAGCGCCTGACCTGGCCTCGATCGTGCCGTACCGCGGCGTGATCAAGCTGGGCCCGGAAATCTTCGCCGAAGTGGACGAGAACTGGAAAGCAAAGGTGCTGGCATGACCGACCATCGCTTCACTGATACCGCAACCATGGACGCGACACGGCTGACGACCGACGGCTACCTTGTCGCCGAGGCCTTCGTCGCCCGCACGGGGATCCAGCTTTACCGAGGCGCCGAGGTCGGCCTTGTCGATCGCGACGTGGTTCGCGTCTGGCGCCCGGAGGCCGAGGTCAAGGACGCCGCTTCGGTGCGGACCTACACGCACGCACCGATCACGCTGGGGCATCCCGACGTGATGGTCGACTCGGCCAACTGGAAAGACCTGGCAAAGGGCGAGGTCTCCACCGAGGCTGAATGGAAAGACGGCAAGCTTCGCCTGCCCCTGATCGTCAAGGATGCCGCCGCCATTGCCGCGATCGAGAGCGGCACGCGCGAACTCTCTGCGGGCTACACCTGCGCGTTGGACTTTACCGACGGGATCACTCCCGAAGGCGAGGCCTATGACGCGGTGCAGCGGAATATCCGCATCAACCATCTGGCCATCGTCCCTCGCGGGCGGGCCGGTTCAGAATGCCGCATCGGTGATGCGGATGCATGGGGCGCGAGCCCTCTTTCAGACGCAGGAAAGGAGGTTCCAATGACCCTGCGGAAAATCATGGTGGACGGGCTTGAAGTGGAGGTGACGGACGCTTCCGCCGCCGCCATCGCCAAGCTGCAAAAGACCATCTCCGACATGTCGGCCGAGCAGAAGGCCAAGATGGAGGAGGAAGAGAAGAAGGCGGCCAAGAAGGACGCCGAACTGGCAGCCAAGGACACCGAGATGGCGGCCAAGGATGCCCAGATTGCCGAACTCAAGGGCAAGGTGCTCGACGCCGCGGCTCTGGACAAACTTGTGGCCGATCGCGCCGCGCTGATTGCCCGCGCCAAGGCTCTCGATCCGAAGGTCGTCACCGATGGCAAGTCCGCGGCCGAGATCAAGAAGGCCGTGGTCGAGGCGAAACTCGGCGACGCCGCCAAGGACAAGTCCGAGGCGTATCTGGACGCCGCCTTCGACCTGCTGGGCGATGGCGCGGCCGATCCGCTCAAGGACGCGCTGGGAAAGACCGTCACGCACATCGACGGCGACACCCGCGACGCCGCTCACCAGGCAATGCTCGACCGCACGGCGAACGCCTGGAAAAACACCGCAACGAAAGGGGTGAACTGATATGGGTTCCGTTCAGACTACCTACAGCGCCCAGCACGCCCGCTGGGTTGAGGGCATGGTCCTCAACATGGAGAATGCCGTCATCGTCTCGCGCGTCTGCGAGGACGCCGAAGGCCTCAACTTCGGCAAGGTCGGTGTGCAGGGCACGCTGGACAACCAGGTCGTTGACTCCGAAGTCACCGTCAAGTTCGTCGGCATCGCTGTCCTCGACACCACCCGGCCCACCGGCAAGTACGAGCAGTACGAAACCGCCGCCCTGATGAAAAAGGGCGTCATCGTCTGCTCGGCATCGGAGGCCGTCGCCGTTGGCGACCCGGTGTACTACACCCCCGCCACCGGCGTTCTGTCGAAGACCGCCTCTGGCAACACCCTCATCGCGGGCGCGCAGTGGGACACCAGCACCTCCGGTGCCGGCCTCGCTGCTGTCCGTCTCGGCTGAAAGGAGCCCTGAGCCATGAATATGCATATCAAGGACGCGCAAGGGGCAGCCATGAGCTTCCTGCTGCGTCAGACGACCATGATCGAGCCGGCGGTCTACGCGCTTCAGTATCAGGAAATCCAGTATCCTGCGCTGATCCCCGTCGACTTCTCGGCTCCGGAATGGATCCAGTCCGTGACCTACTTCTCCATGGATGGGGTCGGTCAGGCGCAGTGGTTCAGCGGCCTGGCAAACGACATGCCGAAGGTCGAACTGACCCGCGAGAAGTTCGAGACCAGTGTCTCGATGGCCGCGATCGGCTACGGCTACACGCTCGAGGAACTTGGCACCGCCCAGCTTCTCGGCATGAACCTGACCGCTGACAAGGCCACCCTCGCGCGCCGCGTCGCCGAGGAGAAGATCGATGCGGTTGCCTTCACCGGCGACACCTCGAAGGGCTTCACCGGCCTTGTGAACGCCTCGACCCCGACCTCTGCCCAGGCCCCGGCCGATGGCACGTCGTCGGCCCGGACGTTTGCCAGCAAGACCGCTGACCAGGTGCTGCGGGATATCAACTCGATCCTGACCGGGATCGTGACCGATACCCTCGGCAACTCGATGGCAGACACCCTGCTGCTGCCCTACTCGATCATGCTGGACCTCTCGACCCGCCGGATCGACGCGACCAACCAGACGACCATCCTCGAATGGATCCAGCGGACGAATATCTACACGCTGACCACGGGGCAGCCGCTCACCATCCGCGGCGTCTGGGGCTACCTCGACACCGCTGGTGCGTCGTCTTCCAAGCGTGCAGTGGCCTACCGTCGGTCGCCGGAAGTGCTCAAGCTGCACATCCCGATGCCGTTCCGGTTCCTGCCCGTGTGGCAGACCGGGCCGATGAAGTTCGACGTGCCCGGCATCTTCCGCCTGGGTGGCGTCGATATCCGCCAGCCGAAGGCTGTGCGCTACCTCGACTCGATCTAAGGGGGCACCATGACCAAGATCACGAACGTCTCCAACGGGCCGCGGGGCATCCACACCGAGAACGGGCTGGTTGTGCTGAACCCGGGCGAGACCCGGGATGACATGAAACTGTCCAAGGCCGAACTCGCATCGGCCGAGGAGGGCGACTGGTTCCATGTCGGCGACCTGCCGAAGGCCAAGGCGGAAGCCGATGCCGATGCCAAGGGGCTCAAGGCAGCCCTCAAGGCAGCGGAGGACGCAACCAAGACCGCCCAGGCGGAGCGCGACGCGGAGAAGGCCCGCGCCGATGCTGCCGAGGCAAAGGTGGCGGAACTCACCGCTGCGCTTGACGCGGCGACCAAGGCGAAGGGCTGAGCCGGCCTGAATATCAACCCGGTGGGGCTGTGGTGGCCCCACCTGTTTCACGGGAAACATCCGATGTATGGCACCCTGATCGACTTCCGGGCTTATGCCCTGGCACGCGGAGACAGCGCGCCGACCGATGCAGCGGAATCCGTCGCTACCGCCGCGCTGGTCCGCGGCTCTGACTACATTCGCACCCGCTACGTCGTGCGGCTCGGGCTGGCAGACCCTGACGCCGATGCGAACGTGATCGAGGCGACGTACATTGCCGCTCGGCGCGAGATCGGCACGCCCGGCTTCTGGACCGCAACCTATACCCCCGCCTCGGCCAAGACGCTCGTCGCAGTCGACAGCATCAAGTGGCAGGCGGCTGACAATTCCAAGCTGGGGCTCTCAGGGCGCGACCTGGTCGTGCCGTTTGACCCAGCGATCGATGCGCTCCTGATGCCTTGGGGCTACGTCGGCGGGACGATGGTCGTATGAGCGGCGCAGACATTGCGGCCGAGGTAGCCGCGGCTCTGGCAGAGGCAGGCACTGCAACAGGCTCCGGCCCCTTGCTGTCCACCCTTCGGAAGCGAACCGGGCCCGAAGTGCCGTGGTCCGGTGTTCCGCTCGAGGACGCCGACGCGCAGATCACTGTGATCCAGAGCCAGCGCAAAGAGCGCGACGGTCAGGGGATGGTGCTGCGAACGGTCAAGATGCTGCTGATCGAGGCCACCGGCGCTATCCCGGCAAAGGGGAACAATGTGGCTGTGGGCGTCGTGCCGGCCGACGTGACTGACGAGACGGTCTGGCTGCGGCTCGGCGAGATCCAGACGGTTGCGCCCGGTGGTGTCGCCGTCCTTTACAAGGCCATGCTTGAGGGATGACCGAACGCGCCGAACTCGACCTCCTGCTTTCTCGGATCGACGTGGAGGTTCGCAAGGCGTTCGAGGCTGCGATTCGCAATCAGGCAGGCCGGATCAACCTCGTCGCCCTGGCTGACGCACTGCGCCGCGGGGATATCGCCGCAGCGCAGGAGATTGCCGCGATCAAGCCAAGGGACGTGGCCCGCATCGGTGAGGTGCTGCGCAACGCCTTCTTCGCAGCCGCTGACCTCGCTGGCCGCGGCGGCCGGGGCGTTGTCGGCCTGTTCCAGTTTGACGGCCGTCGACCAGAGGCGCTGGCTTGGGCGGAACAGAACAGCGCACGGCTCATCACCCGCTTGACAGAGGAAAGCCGGGACGCAGTGCGTGAGACGATCACTGGCGGGCTGGACCTGAACCGGTCTGCACAGTCCGTGGCCCGGGATATCGCCGGCAGGCGCGTTGGGGCGGCCCGTGTGGGCTCGATCGTAGGTTTGACGGGGCCACAGGCCGCCAGCATCGCCCGGGCCCGTGTGGGCCTGTCCTCGGGCAATCCAGCCGCCATGCGGGACTACCTGAAACTGGCGCTGCGCGACCGCAAGTTCGACAGGCTGGTTCGCCTGTCCTCGGGCAATCCAGCCGCCATGCGGGACTACCTGAAACTGGCGCTGCGCGACCGCAAGTTCGACAGGCTGGTTCTCCGCGCCATCAAGGAGGGCCGACCGATCAGTCGCGCAGACCTCGACCGCATGCTCGAGGCGCACAAGGTCAAGGCGCTGCGCTACCGCGCCAAGGTCATCGCGCAGGCCGAGACGTTCAAGGCGGCTGCGGCTGGGCGCGATCAGGCTTACCGCCAGATGCTGGAAATGGACGGCGTGACCGGCGTGACCGTGCGGTGGCAGCACAACTTGTCGGCCGAGCCTCGGGTGGAGCACATCGCAATGGGCGGCACAGTGCTGCCGATCGGGCAGCCGTTCGTTTTCCCGGACGAGACGGCGATGCTGCACCCCCACGATGACACCGCCCCGGCGCGGCACGTCATCGGGTGCAAGTGCATCGCGGTCTATCGGGTGCAGGTGGAGAAGGGCTGAGGCATGAAATACTCTGCAGAGCAGGGCGATAGGGGTGCAGTCACGCTGGACGGCAAACCACTGAAGGACGTTCTCGAGTGCGACCCGGAGCAGGGCTATGCCGTGGTCGTCGTCAAGAAGGACGGCCGCTTGGTGATTGACGGCGACGAGATCACGACCGAGCGGGTCAGCGGCGTCGTGACATTCACGCCCGAAGTTCCGCGCGCCTGATGGCAAAGACCTTCGCGGCCCAAGTCGCCGACTTCAAAGGCCGCACGCTCAAGAACATGCTCTACGTCGCGGTCAACGCGATCCAGGACGTGATGGAGGCGGCACAGACGCCGCAGCCAGGGGTCGGGCGCACCGGCGGCACATTCATCGAGGGCAGGATCCCTGTGGTGTCCTCGGACCTGATCAACTCCCTGACCGCCGGCAGGGGCTCGGGTGGTGGCGCCAAGGGCGCGCTGTCCTACACCACCGCCATCGTCGGCATGGAGTTGGGCGACAGACTGACTTTCGCGTGGACCTCGCCCTATGCGCTGCGGATCGAGGCGGGCTTTGTGGGCACGGACAGTCTGGGCCGAACCTACGACCAAGCCGGGCGGCACTTCGTCGGCAAGAACGCGGCGCGGTTCAGCGAGTTCGTCGCAGCGCGCACAAGGGAGGTCCAATGACCGAGGAAGACATTGCCAACGCCCTTGGCCAGCGACTGGTGGCCGCGCTGCCGCTTTACGAGGTCGTCTTTGAAGGCAGGGACGGCCTCCCGAACCGCCCGTATGTTGCGGCCGAGGTCGTCAGGGTGAAGACGTTTGACGACACGCTGGCCGGAGGTTTCAGGCACTCGGTCGGATTCTTTCAGGCCACGGCGGTCATCGAGGCCGGGATCTTCGCCAGCCCGGCGCTGCACATCGCGGAACACATCGCCGAGGGCTTTCCATATGGCACCCGCATCACGATCCCGGGCGGGGTGATCACCGTCATGCAGCCCCCGGCGATCCAGCAGGGCATCCGCGACGGCATGGATTACCGCGTGCCGGTTCGCATCGATTACGAGGCTGAGGAGCAATGACCAAGAAGCCCGTCGCACGAGTTCGGGTCTGGCACCCGATCTACAAGGCCGAGGCGCATCCGCTGCGCCGCGACCTTAAGCAATGGCTGGACAAGGGGTGGATCGTCGCCCCGGCCGCCACCCCTGACCCTGAAACCAAGGCTTAAGAGGAGCCCACCACATGACCAACTTTATCGGTAGCGTTGTCTCGGTCTCGCCGGGCGTCCCTGCGACGTTTGACGACGCCGGCTATGAGGCCCTGACCTGGACCGTCGTTGCGGGCCTTCAGGTCGCCCCCATCCCGGGCATGGAAACCGCCACGATCGACGTGCCCGACCTCACCACCGGCATCACCAAGCGCGAAAAGGGCGCATCGATCGGCCGCGAGACCGAAATGGCGTTCCGCGACGTTCCGGGCAACGCGGGGCAGGCCAACGTCAAGACCTACGCCGCGCCGGACTACGGCGCCGAGGTCAGCGTGCGGATCGTCCTGCCGGATGGCGCGCTGACGCACATCTACATGACCGGGATCATGTACTCCTACATGATCAACGAGGGCACGACCGAAAGCTATCGCGGCTTCACGGTCACGTTTGCCCAGAACTACGAAGAAGTCATCGCGGCGGCTCCGTGAGGCCGTGACAGATGGATTTTTCGCAGTTTGACGCCCGGGGCCAGGCCGAGCGGGGCACCCCGCTGGACCTGGTCCACCCCGTCACCCTCGCCCCGATCATCGACACCGACACGGGTCAGCCGTGCCGCGTCGTGGTCCGGTCGTTCCTCGCCCCCAGCGTCAACGCCGGCATTGCCGCGCTGCGCCGCTCCGGGATGATGAGCGACGAAACCCTGCCCGACGGGATGACGTGGTACGAAGCCCACGACAACACGATCGAGATCGCGGTGCTCTACATCGCCGGGTTCGAGAACGTGAACCACCCCGAGGGGCGCTCGGCAACAGCAGGCGATGCGCGGTGGTTCCTCTCGCTTGACCTGCCGATCGCGAAGGACGAAGCGGCTGCCGGCATGACCAAGCCGACCAAGCCATTCGCGCAGCAGATCCTTGAGGCGGTGCAGAATGAGCGGAACAGCCTGGGAAACGCGCCCGCGCCCTGACGCTCTGGGCGCAGCAACTCGGCTGGCTCCACGCCATTCCAGGTAAGGACGACAAGAGCCGGCTTGAGCGCGCGATCGAGGCGCGGATCAACCCGCCGCTGCCAGAAGTCGGGCCGGCTCAATACCTCATCGATGCGTTCACGCAGCTTCGATTTGCCCGTCAGGGCATGGAAGGGCTGACGCCGCAGACGTGGGTTGAAATTGATGCGTTCATGCGGGCGACCCGCTTGATCGACACGGGATGGGAGGCCTCGGTGCTGTTCGACATGTCTTGGGCCTACGTTCTCGAAAATCAGAAGGCGACAGACCCGCTCCGGGTTCCGCCGATGGAGCGCAGCAATGGCTGATTTCGCAAC